CCATCATTGCAGAGGCCAACAGTCCTGACCCGTGGACGAGCCGGGCACGACCCAGCTTTCTTTACCTGTTCTACTTCGTTATCGTGGCACTGGTAATTTTTGCCCCCACCCTTGGGGTATTTTACCCGGCACAGATGGCACAGTTCTTTGTCAACGTGGCTGCTGGCTTTGCTGCCATACCTGAGCCGATGTGGTGGACGTTCAGCACTGGCTACCTCGGCTACGTTGGGGCTAGGCAGTACGGCAAGACGAAGGGGACTGACCGATGACAATCTACGCCGCATTCTTAATCCTCGGAATCGTTAAATAGTGCATCCTTCTTTATGGATTACGCGCTTAGCTTTTATGTACGCTGCGCAAGCAAGTTCTGCTGAGTCGAAACGCCCTATATGGTGACGTTTCCCATCGAGCGAGATTTGGGCTTTAAACTTTTTTCTTTCTTTGTCCCATGTTACGCCGAGGAATCCGGTGGTATTGTCGCTGCGCGGCTTGCGTTGATTTTGTAGGTTTATAGCTTGAGAAACATCACGTAGATTTACTAGCCGATTGTCACTATTAACGCCATTTATGTGGTCAATCTGTTTTTTTGGCCAGTATCCATGAATGTATAGCCATACCAGGCGGTGAGACTTGTACGCACAACCATCAACGATAATTTGTGACCGGTCTCTCTTGTTTAAAGTGCCGGACACACTGCCAATTCTAGCCCCACGGCGTGATGTAAGCCGTGTGAATATGCCCGTATTAGCGTCGTAATTTAGTAGCTCGCGTAAGCGTACAGAGGTTAGAATTGAATTAGTCATGATGATTCCTTCCGAATCTGATTGGTTAGAACCAGCACTGTCTTGCTTGACTTTGCTGGTTCGCCTATTTTACATCATTGGATTGGTGATTGGCTGGGCGCTGTTTGCCTGATTAGCGCCCGGTAGCCGTTAATGGCTACGCGGAGTTGCTCCTCAAGGTCAAGGATTCGCGCATCCTGCTCTGCCATACGTGCGTAGGACTCGATAGCGAACTTAATGAGGTTCGCGTGGTTCCATAGTTGGAATGCTGCTTTCATGTGGAATTCTTTTCTTTCAATGCGGCTTCTATAGCGTGCCAAGTACGCACCGCTTCGTTTGACCAACAGTCAGCGGCTTCCTCTTTCGTTAAGCCAACCCAAGCGCGCGGCCCCGAGCCAACCAATTCAGCACGCACAACTAAGCCCAACGCATCCTGATACGCCTCAGACTTGCAGCTAGGCCAAGTGCAGGAGTGGCTCTGGGAGGTGTCGAGGGAAGCCCGCAGCGCATCCATCGCCCCATTAATCTCCGCAGGTAAACAAGGCCCGCCGATACTTGTCTCGTTCAGCTGCTCAAGCCGTAAGAGGGCTAGCTTCAATACTTCGGTTTTCATGGTGTACCCCAAACCGCGTGTTTGTTCTTGTCATCGGTCTTGTGACGAGCCTGCCGACGTAGTTCTGAGTGCGCTCCGTCAAGTTCAAGTTGTAGATTCTCAGCATCAGCCTTCAACCTATCGATCTCCTTGGCTTGTCTGCGTATCTCAGCATGCGCATCGCCCAGTTGTAAGCCAAGCTCTTGCATCTCATCGACGCGCTCCACAGGGTAGTTAGGCGCTGTGTCGTAATACCCCGGCGGGATTTCTGTAACTTTTTTCATCTTGTCCCCCAATTAAAAACTGAATTAACCCGCAGCTTCACAGCCACCACTTTTTTCTTTGGTTTAGCCTTCGGTGGCCGTACCTTGTCTGGGGTCAATCGCCTACCCACCGTGATCTGACTGATGCCCAACTTCAAGGCAATAGCGTGCTGACTTAGACCCTGCTTATGCAGATAGAGCAAGCGATCCATATCGACTGCTACCCTTGCTCGCCCAGCGTTCTTGCGCTCTCCACCGTGTGTCATAGCACCAACCCCACAATCCCAAACGCGCCGACAACAAGCAAGATGGCCCACGCCACCAGCGACCAATGGAACTCTGGGGGGTCATTACTCCACTCAGGCGGGTCGGGAAGCATCTTGATCGGCAGTTCGTCGTCCAGCGTGGCCTCGTCGAAGTAGCAACTCCCTCCGTTGCACAAGTGAGGTGTTGGGCAGGGCTGCCGACCTGCATCACACCAGTGGGATGGTTTGATTGTCATGTTGTCTCTTTCGTTTTTTACACATAGAGAGGTGACGGCCCCGCCACTACATCGGGAAGCGCACAGGGTGAATTAAAAACAAGCCCCTGCGAACCGGCTGCCGTCATAAAACTAGATTGCCAAGCAGAACGCCCTGCTTTTCAGTGGATCACTGAATGGAATGTCCGAGTCCATATCTGAAAATCCACCACCACCCGTAGGCTGTTGAGATGGTACTGGCGCTGGCTGTGATTCCTGCGCTTTCTTTAGCACGGCCTCCTGAAAGCCGGTGGACATGAATGTCAGATTAAAGTACGCTCCGTCTTGCTTTTTTATTGACGGGCCTGAAACGAACGGGCCATTCTTGCCGTTGGCGATCTGGCAGGATTTCACAACTAGGAACGCATCACCACCTACAGTGCTGGAAAGCTCCAAGTTAAATTGCGGCCACTTTGATTTTGTCTGCCAGATAGTGCGAATTTCCATGATTTTCTTTCAGTTTTGGTTATTGAGTGCCAGCGCAGAACGCAACGCGTCCTCGTTGGCCTTTACGATTTTGGAAAAGGCGATCATGTCGGCTTCCAGTGCCTCGATTGCGTTTTCATCTCTGGTGATGCGCTTGATGACCATGTGGTCAAGTGACGGAACCCAGATTACAAGATCAATCCACTTTCTGCCTGTCAGCCATAGACCAAACATGCACTGGTCGATAAAGTCAGAATGGTCGCCGCTTGCAACGATTTCCAAAATTCGCTCAGGGCTGAAAAGGCACTTAATTTCAAGCAGGCCGTCATCGTCTATCAAACCGTCCGGGCTGTAAAGAAAGCAGTCATCATCAGTGGCAATCGCGCCCACCTCTTCGACAAGGTTTCCAGTGCGTGCTTCATAAGCTCGACGCGCAATCGGCTCTTGTTCGTTGCCCTCCTTCATCTGCCAACTCTGGAAAGTCTTGTCGATTGGCTTCCCGGCGATGCGTTCGACGGCCACCTGTGCGGCGTAGGCGGTTTGCTTGGCAGACGGTTTGCCAGATTTCAGCGTGTCGCGGGCATCCTTCGCTCGACTTGCCGTTATCTTGCCGACTCTGCACTGAATCCATGCCTCGCCGCCCTGCGGAAATGAATCGTGATCGTAGTGAATCATTGCGCCACCCCCAGCAGTCGGCGGATTTCATCAACCGGCCAGGCCAAACGGCCATTGATGCTAATAGGGCACAAGCCATCAGGAAAATCGCCGTTACAGCTCCAGCCTCTTAAAGTCTGCGGGCGGCGGTTTAGATAGTACGCAGCCGCGTTAGTGTCCACTGTGGGGCGGGTGACAGTTTCCAGCGCGGGAAACTGTTTATTTATTTGTATCATCATGGCTTCACCGCCTTCGCTTCATCGGCAGACTTCGCGGCCTTTTTGAGTGCATAGCTTTCCGAATCCAGCAGGGTGCGTTCTTCCGGGGTGCGGGACTTGATAAACTCGCCCAGCGACTTCCAACCGCCCATAGCCGCGTCACGCGCCTCAGCCACCAGCTCAATCGGCGCTTCTGCCCTTGGTGCCGTGTTGCCATCGTTATCATCGCCACCCTCTGCAACGCCGCAGATTGCCTTCAACGTGTAGCGCTCCAAATAGCTCTTGGTGCTGGCTCGTGCTTGAAGTGCATTCTTGGCTCCACCAGAATCAGGAGGCCCGCCCATTGAAACGCTCTCGGCATGGCCGCCGATGTGCTTCAATGTGCAAGTCACTTCCAGCCAGTCCTTTTCATCCTTCGTGATCTTCCAAGCCGCGCTCAGGCCGTTGCGGGACAGGGCAGGGGTGACGGCATCTACAACTGTATGCAGTTCGGCGTAGCCCTTCCCGGCAAGCGGGCCTAGCTGTACCTTGGTTGTTTTTAGGACGCGCACCGCCTCGGCTTTAAAATTTGCGAAGGCGACGTTGTAATCTTTTTCAGCTTGGCGCCGCTCCCATCGCTCTTGCAGATCGAGCATCTGCCCCATGTGCTCCATGCTCGCACCATTCGCAAGTGCAGCCATCATCCGGTCAACTGGCGAACCGGTGGACAATTCGCGGGATGCGACTTGCGCCAATTCAACTACCTCGGTTTCGATCATTTCGATTGCCATATCATTCCTTGTGGTTAAAAATTACTTCAGTCTCTCGGCAAGCATTGCATCGGCCATTTCGTAAGCGCGGTGGGTAATGACCGCAGGCCCGCCAGCAGATTCAACTGAAAACTTTACAATAAGCGCCTGCATTGCAAACGCCGCATACCAATCGAACAGCGTAAGCTCAGATATAGGCAGCGGGACTGGTTTTTTCGTTGTCATGCTGTAATCCTTTTCAGTGGAGTGGCCAGCAACCACCGTGGGCCAAGCAAGGCCACAGAACGCATCCAAGAGCGCTGATTCGCCCTATTCAACGACTTGGGTACATGCTTGGTGCTGTAGAGCCTTATGGCTCTTTTTGCGAGTGATAGTTGAGTCATACAACCTCCAAAATTTGATCGGCAAGCACGTTGTCAACGGCTATCCGCAAGTCAATCTGCGCATTCAAAACGCGCACATAATCCTTTGGTGAAAGCCTAACACCGTCAGACTCTGCTATGCGTACCATCGTGAGGCAGGCTAGTGCTTCGACGAGCAGCGGAAGGGGGATGGTTTTCACGACACCTCCTCACCCTGAAACGCCCGGATTTCTTGCCCCATCCTGTCGGCAACATCTTCAAGGTTGACCGAGCCAAGATCCATGTAGGCGCTGCCCAATATCGCCCCGTGTAGCTCATTAAGAATCTTCACTGCGTCCGGCCCTTCAAAGCGGTGCGCCTGTAGCTCAGTGAGAATCATCTCAAGCGATTCATCAGTTCCCGCAACGCGGATGATGCTGTTTGTCATTTTATTCACTCCTGTAGTAGTTGAAAATCAATCACTCTTTTGCAGTGACACATGAATCATGCTCCTATTGCGCCATATGTCAAATAACTAAATAATAGTTGACTGAATCAGTTGGACATTAGACACGTGGCGCAATGTGTGGCATGATGCTCTTATGAAAACACTTCAATACGAGCTTTGTCTCATATCCAACCTGTCCCACTTTGCGCGGTACACCGGGTTGCCGAGGCGTACATTGAACAGGATTCGTGCTGGAAACAAGATCAGCATAATGACGCAATTAGCCGTGACCGCTGGACTGAAAAGTTACCTTGCGCTGCCCAAGTCGGCTAGGACTTGACACAAAAAATTAAACGGCGCACACTTCCATTCTGAACCCGGCTAGGCGAGGAGTAATTACCCCGCTGAAAAGATGATCCCCCATCCCGCCGCCAGTTCTTTTTTTTGGGGTAACGCGGGAATTCCAAATGCAACAAAATATACCAACCGCCGAGCAGTCGGTAGTCACTGAAGCTGAGATTGAAGCGGCAGAGGCTGAGATAAAAGAAACGTCTGAGGCACTTTACGAGCTTCGAGAAAACTTGTTTTCCGTGATGGGTGTTATGGATGATGAAAGGTTATCCGACGCTGATCGCAAAGAATTGATTGAGGGTTTTGCCTACCAGTGCCTAGATCAAACCCAAAGCGTCCTAGAAGACCTGCTTGGACTTGAGGAACAGCGCGGCGAACTCGACCGCCAATGCGCTGAACTGTATATGGAAAACCTTGGCCTAAAAGCTATGTTATACACCGGAAGGGTGGTGCATTGATGTCTTACCAAGCCTACGAGTACGCCAAAGCATTTTGGCTTAGAGCCAATCCAACGGCCACCCCTGCACAGTACGAGGCTGCGTGTCAGCGCCTTGCGCGTCAGATGGGCGTGTGATGCACTACTACAAACGAAACCTTGGCGACTACGCGAAGAAGGCTGGGCGGCTCTCAATGCTCCAGCACGGAGCGTACACGCTTTTGATTGATGCGTGCTATGACCGTGAACAGTTCCCAACACACAGCGAAGCACTCGAATGGACTTGGGCCAGCTCGACCGCCGAGGTTGAGGCGGTCGAGTTTGTTTTGGCTAAGTTTTTTGAACTCGTAGAAGACGGCTGCTATGTGCAGTGGCGCATCAGCGAGGAGTTACAGAACTACCAAGCCAACGCCGTTACGAATAAGCGAATAGCTATCGACCGCGAAACGAACCGTAAAGAAAAAGGCACGAACCGTGCTAATACCACGGACGAAGCGTTAACAAAGCGTCAACGAGTAGAACACGAACCGCCACCTAACCATAAACCATTAACCAATAACCAAGAACCAATAACCAAAGAGAAGAAGGCGCAAGCGCCCGACAACTTTGTTTTGCCAGACTGGATAAACCAAAAGCACTGGGATGCTTGGCACTCAAATCCAAAACGCAAAAAAGCCACGCCAGCGCAAAAACAGCTATCCGTGGACAAGCTGGACAAATGGAGACAGGCAGACTCGGATTTTGCCGGGGCTTTGGAAAATGCTGCGGTGGGTGGGTATCAGGGTTTATTTCTGCCAGATGCCAAAAAAGCTGGAAAATTCACCGATGACCCATTCGGATTGAGGACTGCGCTATGAGCCTTGAGAATTTACTTTCACGACTTGAGAAAGTCAAAGGCCGGGGCGGTTCCTACGTTGCCTGTTGTCCTGCCCACCCAGACAAAACCCCATCACTGGCGATTAAGGAATCTGACGGCAAGATAATCCTGCATTGCTTTGCGGGTTGTGCTGTTGCCGACATTGTGGGCGCGGTAGGGATGGATATTACCGAGCTTTTCCCACCAAGTGAGCCGAGGTACACCCCGCAGCCGAGGGTTAAGTTCTTCGCCACCGATATGCTGAAAGTTCTACATCTGGAGGCCACGATTGTGATGGTATCGGCTTTGAACATCACCCAAGGCGTTATCCTAAAGCCAGCCGACATTGACCGACTGAAGCTCGCCTACCAACGAATCGACACTGCTATGGAGTCAGTATGAGAGTTGAAACCATCAACAATGCCACGCTTATGCAAGTTGATTGCATGGAGTACATGGCAACGCTGCCTGACAAGGCGTTTCAATTAGCCGTGTGCGACCCTCCATACGGACTAGATGCTGACAGCATGAATGGACGAGGCAAGATGAAGGGCCGCGCAATCCTGATGGACACAAGTTGGGACAAAGCACCGACGCAGGCTTACTTTGATGAACTACGGCGCGTGAGTGTGAATCAAATTATCTGGGGTGGCAACTACTTTCCGCTACCGCCGGCGCGCTGCGTTATCGCATGGGACAAAGTGCAGCCGTGGGAAAACTTCAGCCAATGGGAAATGGCGTGGACTTCGTTTAATTCACCAGCCGCACTGTTCAAATTTGACAACCGCACGGGTGACAAAATCCATCCAACCCAGAAGCCTCAAGCTCTGTATGAGTGGTTGCTGACAAGGTTTGCCAAGCCGTGCGACCGCATCCTTGATACACATGGCGGCTCAATGTCGAGCGTGATAGCGGCCTTAAAAATGGGCTTTGAAATCACTTGCACAGAGCTTGACCCGGACTACTTTGCCGCTGGTGTTGAACGTGTGCAGAACTCGCAACGGCAGGAAACGCTATTCACCCCATCCCCACCTAAGCAAGAGCAAATGAAAATGGAGGTCGTATGAGTACCCTATCCTCAGTTGAGAAAGTCGCAATCCAGCTTGATGAACACCGCAAAACGCGGGTCAAAACTCAGGAAATCAACTTCGAGGACTACATGGCGAACCGGAAGGAAGACTTCGCGCACATAAAGCCAGCGGAGAACTTCAGGGAAGAGTTGATTGAGGAATTTCACGCTGAAGAATCGACAAAGGGTTTACACCTGCCGTGGGGGAAGATGGCCGATAAGTACCGCATTCGACGGGGAGAGTTGACGGTGTGGACTGGGTTCAATGGACACATGAAGTCGATGGTGACGGGGTTTATTCTTTTGGATTTACTGTCGCAAGGCGAGAAGGGGCTTGTAGCGTCTTTCGAGATGAAGCCAATGAAAACCCTTCGACGGATGGCATCACAAGCGGTAGGAGCGTCGAAACCATCAGAGCAGTACATCGACAAGTTTATGGATTTTGTTGCCGGGAAACTTTGGATCTACGACCAGCAAGGCGAGACAACTCCTGATCGGGTTTACGCTGTTATCACCTATTGCGCCGAGCAGCTAGGAATCACGCAGATCATTGTTGATTCATTGATGAAAGTCATTGGAGATGAGGATGACTACAACGGGCAGAAAAAGTTTGTCGGGAAACTTCAATCGCTGGCGCGAGATTTGAACATTCATATCCACCTTGTCACCCACTCAAGGAAACGAGAGGATGAGAACAAGCGCCCCGGAAAGCAGGACAACAAGGGATCGGGCGCGATTGTGGATCAGACGGACAATTTCGCAGTCGTTTTTAAGATACCCAAAAAGCCAGACATTGAGGACACCGGGCCTGATTTTTGCCTTTATTTCGACAAGCAAAGGCACGGCGAGTGGGAGGGGAACATTGCGCTTTGGTTTGATGAGAACAGTCTCCAGTTCAAACAAAACCCGCATGACAGAGCGAAGCACTATGTATGAACTGCCAAACCTGCTGCAATCTAAAGTCGGGAAACCTTACCCGGCACGGCTTCAATGCCTGCAAGCTAGGGACGACATTCGAGTTCTTCCCGCTAACCCATACCTGCGACAAACACTCACCCGAAACACTAGAAAAGCAGGCAGTGCGGGATGCTTGGCTGAAAAAGAACGGATAACAGCATGAAAAGAGCAACCGCCATCAAATATTCTATTGAAGTCGCAAGGCGGCTGCATAGCGTTAATGGCCTTCTGGCGACACCAGTGTGCGGCAATGAGTTTGTGCGAATAAGCCGGGTTTGGGTTTTTGGAAGCACTGCGAAGGGGAGTCAAACCCCGAATGATTTGGATTTAATGATTGAGATCAAAGTGTGTGGTCGGCATAAATCATGGGAGCAGTCAACTATTGACAAGCGGTATCACAGGTCATATGGCATCAGGGCTGCGCCAGATTCCCGTAGCTACGCGCTGAAGTGGCTCACAAAGGGTATGAAGCTAGTAAGCAGGCATTGCACCGACATGGATGCGGTTGCGCTTGATGTGAAGACGTTGATTTATCCTCGTTTTGAATTGAGTGCAACAGCATGACCCAGCACGTTTACGGTTGCCACAACCGCCCGGAATTTGTAGCAGCCTACAAAGTCACCGGGGGCGAGAGCATCCTAAATGCCTTTGTCGGTCAGGGCTGTAAGTACACATTGTCCGAGCTTGGTAGGGTTGACAAGGCTTGCTTGGGCTGTAAGTGGAAGGCTGCATGATGATTGAATTCCATATTCCCGGAGAACCAGTAGCAAAGGGCCGCGCCCGCAGCTTTATTCGCGGCGGCCATATCGCGCACCATACGCCAAAGAAAACAGCAAATTATGAGTCACTGGTGGCATTGGCTGCGCAGTTTCACATGGCTGCGACGAGACAAGCGATGCTAGAAGGGCCGCTATTGTTGACATTTTCAGCGGTATTCACAATCCCGAAGTCGTGGTCTAAAAAGCGCAAAGCCGCCAATGATTTAGTACCTGAGTTTGTCACCAAGCGGCCAGACTTGGACAACATCGCCAAGGCGCTATCTGACGGCATGAACGGCGTTGTTTACGCTGATGACAGCCAGATCGTCAAAATGTCGTGCTGCAAGTTTTACGGGGACAGGCCGGGAGTTTGGGTAATTGTTGCAAGGGTTACATGACTAAAGCCGAACTAATCCACAAAGGCAAGCTGGCAGAAATAGGCTGTATGGCCTGCCTGCGCATACATGGTGCGCATAATCCGGGGCCGGTAGAGTTGCACCACCTGCGCACCGGAGGATGGGGTAAGGGTGATTACAAGACGCTGATACCGCTTTGCGTAGAGCATCACCGGGGCAAGACCGGCGTGCATGGATTGGGGACAAAAGGGTTTACCAAGCATTACGGATTCGATCAGGCCGATATGCTAAAAGACGCTTTAGAGGCCACGCAATGAACGACAAAATATACGGGTGGACGGAATCGCAGCTATCAATCGCAAGGCGATACGGCGGTATCGTCATTCAAGGTATGCAGTACTACATCGACAGAACCGATCCAGAAATGCCGCTGGTCAGAGTAGGAGTGAAGCCCTACGCAGCCAACATCAAAGCCGAAAAGCAGAAAGCGAACCGGGAGCAGGCTGAAAAGGCCGTTAAAGCTCAGGAGGTGATGTTTTGAAGCAGATATTCCGACTGGTACACGCCGAAGCTAGGCGAAGGGCTATGAACGCTTTGAAGGGGGCCGCAGACGGGCAGATCGTGACGATTGCAGACGATACCCGTACCAACGACCAATCCGCGAAGTTTCACGCCCTTGTAGGCGACATAGCTAAGTCCGGGACTGAATGGGCCGGGAAACGAAGGACTGCTGACGAATGGAAGGTCTTGCTTGTTTCAGGCCATGCTGTAGCGACAAAAGAGGGAAGTGACGTAGTGCCGGGGCTGGAGGGGGAATTTGTGAACGTCCGAGAAAGCACTGCATCAATGTCCAAGCGCCGGGGGGCGAGTCTTATCGAGTACACCATTGCATTCGCAACAATGAACAACATCAACCTCAACTACATGGAATCAATATGAGCGCGCGACAACCTTATGAAACCGAGGAGAACCTTGCCAACGAGCGCCGCCTATTGTCTTTGATTGAAGTGGCGTGGCAATGCACCGGGGCGAAGCTACCAACGAATTATCGGTTGGACTACGCGCTTCACCGTCATAAAGTTGCTGTTGCGTTTGTTGAGTTGAAGTCTCGCACACACCACTACCGGGCTTTTCCCAATTACATCGTTTCGGCCAACAAGGTAATTTCTGCCGTAGCACTATCGGCAGTCACGGGCTTGCCAGTATTCCTGATAGTCGAATGGACTGACGCGATAGGCTACACCGAGCTTTTGGCGGGTATGGGAGACAAGGTATCTATTCGTGGGCGAGAGGATAGGGGTGACTGGCAGGACATTGAGCCAGCCATTGAGTTCAACATCAGCCGATTCAAATTCTTAACGAAAGAGGTGAAAGCATGATGCTTCGTGGTGACCGCAACCAATGCCAAGGTTGCAAAGAATACTTCAATTCGACCCTTGCGTTCGACAAGCACCGAACGGGCGAACATGGCGTAGGCCGCAGATGCCGCACGAAAGCCGAAATGGTACTAAGGGGTATGGCTGTCGCTACAAGCGGCTTCTGGGTGGCGAGCAGTATGCCTAAAGACGTTTTGAATGGGTTGGCAGCATGACTACACTTAAAAAACGTATTGAAGCGCTGGAAAGGCCTGAATTGGAGCGGTGCGGCAAATGTAAGTTTTGGTTAATTTTTGAAACCAGTCCACCAACAGAGCACCCAGATGATAGGCAAGGGATGTGCAGGCGTTACCCGCCAGTGCTTGATCTAAATGAGGCGCGAGAGTGGGATGAAACGTCTTACTCGTACCTTGATTACAGATATTGGAATTACCCTGTTACCGAGGGCGCTGGATATTGTGGTGAATTTAAAAAAGCAACAAAATGACCGCAACCGAAAAGATCAATCGCCAAGCCGCAGCCGCATTGGATCGGATAACTGAGTGGATCAATAGATCGGCGGGGCAACACAAACGAGCATTGAAAAGGAGGGCCAAACCATGAGCGACGACATTAAAACCATTGCCGAGGTGTATTCAAGCGCCATCAGTGCATCGAATTTGCGTGTTGTTGCAGAGAAGCCGGGAAAGGCTGACGTTCTGATAGCCGTGGGTTGGTCTGCATCCAAGCTGGGGGCCGCGCTACTCAGACTCAGATCCGAGTACGACAGCGCCAGCCGGGAGAGGATTTTGCGAAGTTTGCGTGGAGTAGTTGAGCAGGTGGACATTCAGGCCGCGCGATGGGGTATTAGGCAGCACGTAACCCCTGCGGTGGTGATGCACTGGCTTAGTCAAGTTTGTCACGCTTGCCGGGGCCGCAAGTTCGAGACAGTGCCAGACAGCCCGACACTGAGCGCCAAGCGGTGCGGACGTTGCCGGGGAGAGGGAACGGAACACGTACCACACGGCGACCACGGAAAGCGGCTGCTGGATTATCTGGATCACTGCGCTGCGTCTGACGGGGATAGGGTTAAAAGCCGACTTTATGGGTTTCAGTGAAAATAAATGGCACAAACCAAAGAATAGGTATATAGTTCTATGTAGGAATGCAGGAAGTGCTGATTTCCTCGCGCCAGAATCTCCGCTAAACGACCTTGAGGCTTAGTGCTTTCGAGGAAGAACTCTAGGGGATAAGTGCCGACTGAATTTAGGATGACTATGCGGTTAAGGAGTCCGCTTCGGCTGTAACCCGAACGCCGCGAGGCTCTGATGGCTCGATACCATCGTCATCCACCAATTTGAAGCCTCGATGTAGAAATACACCGGGGCATTTTTGTTTACGCAGCGGCCACAAGGCACAACCGATGTGGAGTTATGATCCGCAACCCCCTTGTAGGCCCTGCACCCTATTTGCGGGATTTGAGCAAGTAGCCGGGATGCTGACCAACAATAAGCAAGAACAGCGTCCAAGTGGCGATGTGCATTTTCGTAACGCCCCTTTCGCAATCCTGCCAGCCCCTTGCAGAGTATGAAACGTGGGCCGCAGCATCCCTTTGAGTCAGGCCAGCCCGAAGGCGATGCCGCTGGATCGTGTCGGGTGTTGGTTGAGGTGGGAGTAGAGCGTTCATTGGGTTGCCTTTGCAATGGCGGCGCGGTAGCGGTCAAAGTCCATAGCGTCCAGATCGCCGTCGGCATCCAGAACGTCGAGCAGACAGGCCAGCAAATCAGGCGCGGCGGCTATTAGTTTAGCGTCTGCGACTTGCGTCGGCAGTAAGGCTTCACCGTTGTGTCTTATAGACATAAGCCAGTCGTTTCCCAACAAGATGCGAGACATATTTGTTTCGGTGTTGTGCTGTGTTGCAGTCCACGGGCCGGGCGTATGTGATGGTGGCGCATCTTCTAGCAGATGTTGCTCGATCTCCTGTTTAAGCTCTGCAATGCGAGTTTGTATATGTGATGTGGTCATGGTGTCATTCTCCAAGTTTATTTGAGTGAATCTTCAACTGAAAAGCCGAAAGCCTTTTCGCATTCGGTGTCAGTACGGCAATTTTCCCTTTCGATCCAAGTAGCGATTGATTCCACCAGCCAGCCAGAGGACACGACAAGGACAAGGATTAGGATTAGGCGTTTCATGCTGCCACCTCGATTTCTTCAACTGAGTCAATGTCCCAACTTCCATAGGGTTTCGACGCTGCGGCCTCTTCAAAGGCGAGTTCCTCGGCGCGTTCTTGAGTCTCGGCCTCGATAGTGAAGGTTGTGAAGCTGGTGTAGGCCAGCGAGATTTCAAATGTTTTCATGTTGTTTCTCCAAGGTGAAGTTCAGGGAACGCTGCAATCAGCTCGTCGATGGTCTGCTGGTGCGCTTTCCAATCGTGAAAGTGTCCTCTAAGCGATTGCTGGGCTTCAAGCGCCCCGGACAAGTCGGCAAGGGCGCAGCGGATAGCTGAGATTTGTGCTTCGGTCATGTCAGCTCTCCTTTGTTTAGTTCTGCCTCGGTAGGATTGCTTGGGCAGTCATCAGACGGGCAGTCGTGAAACTCAGTCAGCTCATAGTCCGGGTCGTAGTCTCTTCCGCACACAGTGCAGACGATGTGTCCGTTCTCGACGCGAAGCGGGTGGGTGTGTAATGGGTATGTCATGGTTTAGCTCCAGTTGGTTAAGGGAAAGAATCCCCGGCAAGGCACTGCGATGCCCTGCCAGTGAGTTTTTCTAGGTTGCTAGTGCGAAGGTAGCGGGTTGAGGTTCACGCCCAGTAGCGCGGCCTGTGCTTCCCTTGGTGCAATACTTTGAACCAGTGGGTAAGGCCCAAACAAGGTATTTATTGCCCCAACGGTCAGCGGGGACAGTCCCGGCTTCTGTCCATTTAAGCTGAGAGGCACTTGCTTTGCGTTGCAAGACTGGCATATTGGCGCATTCACGGTAAGAACCGTAAGCCCAAACATCAATACCGACAAAGCGGGTTTTGAGTATTTCGGTTTCGATTGCAGCCGCCTCGGTGTAGGAACTGGCAACAGCAGCAAGGGTGTAAACATCGTCACCCTTCCTCATGGTGCGGTCGGGCTGTATGCCGTTGGCGAGTTTTAGGATGCCGTGGTTCGCTCCCCCGCAGGAACAGCGGCAAACAAGCTCACGAGCATGCCAGCAAGCTTCGCCGCAAGTGTGCCCGGTCAGGATAGCCATTACAGGATTGGCGCGTAGGGTTTCGATGGTGGGGTACATGATTAAAACTCCTGAGACAGAATGCGATTGACTTCGGGCATATCGTTTTTAGCGACAGCTTCGGCAAGGTTCACCATTTCAAGGGCAATGCCGGGATCGAGATTGAATTCACCGCAGAGGGCCAAGAATTCAAGTTTGGCAAATTCGGCGCGTTCCATTTTTATGCTCCTAAAGGGTTGCACGGTGTGACAGTCCGTAGCCAATGATTCCGTTGCGGAGCATGGCTTCGACGAAATCGCACCAAGCCATACGGATATCGGCGTGGTATTGGTTTTGTTTGGTTCTGCCCTTGCGGGTGAATTCCGGGTGATAGCACCAGAAGGCGGCGCGTAAGTCTTTTTGGGTTTTCATGGTTCATGCTCCAAAGGTTTGTGCAGCGCGAAGCACTCGCGCAAGTGTGTAGAGGGCCGTAGGACAGCCCCGGCGTTGGAGGTAGCGCAAGGTAGCCCAAGGGCCGATTGAGGGCCGCAAGGCGGCTGCGCGCAGGGCTACGGTGGCTTGTGGGTGTGTCATGGGGTTATGCTCCTGCAAAACGGGCAAAGTTGCGGCAAGGCGCGTCATAGTTCGTATGACGGTCAATGAGGTTGTAGGCTTCGCCGGCTGCATCTTTGGCGCGAAGGAACAAGCCAGCATCGCAGTCCTCTTCCAGATACGCAAATTCATGCTTGCGATAGCTGTAAGAACTGATGCCCTTGATGCCCAGCCGGGTGATTTCGGCGAGAGGCACAACAATCCAGCCGTGTGCTGGGTCTTGTATGTAGTCGTAGTTCATGGTTGTCATTTCAGTTTCCCTTGAAGTTGTATTTTTTGTCCATCTCAGCGACTAAAAACTCTGCGGTGCGCTTCCATGCACCCATGTCGATGAGGCCGTTGGTATCGGACACTGGTGCAGCGGCAACAGCTTTGGCGTAGCGGTCAATCGCTTCAATGATGAACATCTGGCTCAATGCCCCGGTTGGGCAAAAGTCCATGACGCGAGTGACGAACTCGGTGTTTGTCTCAGGCTGCTTCCAGCCGCCGAGACGCAGGGTAGAAAAGTCGGTGTTCTCGTCAATGAACACTGGTGGCAAGCCAACGGCGGTCATGGTGGTTTCAAAGTCTTTCATTTCAGTTTCTCCTTGGGGTTAAATGTCGTAGCGGTGGGCGATGATGGCGATAACTTGGGTCGTGCTGTACTGGACTTGCTGGACAGACACAGAGTTGCAGAAATAGCCGCCAGCTTCGGCGTGGGTTTCGCGATAGACGCGAGGCAAGAGCCAATCGTGCGCCTGTTTTGGTGTCAGATCGTCGCCGTCGGTGCGCGTGAGCAAGACGTACTCATCACGCCCGTTGTCGAGGTCAGAAATCGAGCCAATGGTCTGCGATGTGATGGTCATTTTCGGTGGTGGTTCAGGGTAAAGGTTCTCGTAATCCTCAAGGGCATTGACGGGTGCATCGTAGTACTCGTCATTTGGGTATTTGTCATAGTCGTAATTGCCGATGTTGCGCATGGTGTATCTCCTTTAGGTCAACATATAATGGTCAGCCATCGTGCAGGGCACGGCGGTCACGATGCCACGAGCGCCGCCAAAGGGCAGGTTCGCAGTGGCGAGTTTCTCAGCAGCTTTAGGGTTTGCGAAGAAGTCGGTAAACGCGCCGATAGAATTGCCTTTGAAGGCATAGGCTGGTATGTCGACGCGATAAATCATCGCGCCAGCAGCCGCCAGCTTTTTAACGGTCGTGCAGAGAATCATAGAAAGCTCCTTGGTTGTGAATAAATACAATCAGAGAATAACACGGTGAACGTGTCAGCAATACGTTAAGTGTGTTATTTTCTAAGGAAAACCCTTAGTAAAATCCGCAAACAAAAGCATTAGTTAGCTGGTTTTTGGAAACCAAAGTATTCATTTCGCAACCCTTCATAGCCAAGAAACTGAATTGGTGCAACACGGGGTAAAGTTGTTGCTGCTCTTTCCCGTCACGGCATGACGGCATCAGTCAAGTGACCGAACGGCATCCGCCCAGCCCGTAAAAGGGTAGTCCGATGGGTGCAACTTAAAGGTAAAATATGTACGACTATCCAAGCCCCAAGCCTGCCAAAAAACCACCAAAACCCAAGAGGTAAAATCAATGCCACAAGGTTATCCACACACCGATGAAGCCGCTGCATTAATTCAGCAAGCCGCCGAACGAACACAACTCTACATAGACGGCACCGAGCCAGCGAACGCAGAGACACTAGGAATTCTTCTAGGCTTGCTAGAACAAGCCCTGCAAGCTCTTGGAGGCGGTGAGCAAGGCGACCCCGAGGCAGAAATGCTCGCTGGCTACAACAAAGGCGCACCCACAATGAACGCCAAACCTTCGCCTCAGGCCGTTTTTGGAGAGTAAAACATGAGCCAAGTCACTATCCAGCTAACCGACACTAATGACGGCCTGACAGCCGTCGAAATCAAAGTCAGCGACTTCGACGAAACCAGCGGAGCAGTGGCACTGGGCGAGAGGTTGCAGGACTATCTCAACAAAGTGGTTCAAGAATCAGCCGAACCGACTTACAACGGAACGATGACGAGCATTCCCGCGAGCCATATTCAATGAGCGCCTGTAAAGCTTGTGGACACGAACACAAAGCAACAATCGGCTGCACGATAGCCCGGAGACAAAGAGAATTCGCCGAGCGCCAAGCAACCCCAAAGGTCGCCGAGCCTGAGATTGTGGTGGCTAACGTGGTGGCTAACGCAATGACGGTGGTGGCTAACAGATCAGGCGATAGGCACAAAGACAAAGCAAAGCGCAACGAGTACCAGCGCGTATTGATGGCAAAGCGCCGCGCAACCAACCAGAAAACAAACCCATGAGCAATCAATCAACCTTCGATGAACTGCAAAGCGTAGCCAAAGAGTTGATAGCCAACCAAGCAACCATAACGGAACGCGAACGCTGCGCAATACTCGCCGAGGAGTGCGTGAACATCGAAGAACTCGCAGACCAGATCAGGAAGAACCCATGAGCGATAGACAAATCACCCAACGTCAAGAGGCATTCGCACAAGGTATTGTCGCCGGGACACTGAACCAGTCTGACGTTTACCGAGCAGCAGGATACAGCCAAGACTGCACAGAAAAGACAATAAATGAAGCAGCAAGCCGACTTATGTTAAATAGCAAGGTGGTAGCAAGGGTCGCCGAGATCAGAGCGCCAGCAGTCGAAGCCGCGCAGATTAGCTTGAAAGGCCACTTGGATAGACTGCAACGCCTGAGCGAACTGGCTGAAGAAGCTAAGCAGTATTCGTCAGCGACAGCCGCAGAGATAAGCCGAGGCCGAGCTTCGGGGCTTTATGTCGAACGGCATGAAGATATGACCGATCCGTTCAAAAAGGCATTGTCAGGCATGACAGCCGAGGAAGCTCAGTCTATGCTGGACGCAATGGAGCAAGTTAAGGTCATTCAGGCGAAGGCAACGAATTGACTGGCACTCAGGTATCAACTCGCAGGAATAATCGCTCTACGGCCTTCCTAGTGACCCGATACATCGCAGAAAGTGTTGTTTAAATGGGAAATGAGTACGATCCGGTCAAACACGAGGTGATGATGGCTGCGACAGCGCAATACATTTCCGAGCGCAAGATTGAGCTTTATCACCCATACCCCAAGCAAGCCGAGTTTCACGGCAAGGGAAGCCAGTACCGCGAGAGGTTGTTGATCGCTGGGAATCAGCTAGGCAAGACTTGGAGCGCCGGGTTCGAGACAGCCATGCACTTGACTGGACGGTATCCGAACTGGTGGACAGGCAGGACGTGGAACAAGGCAGTCGCAGGATGGGCAGCAGGAGTGACGAGCGAAGTCACCCGCGATTCAGTACAAAGGGTACTTGCTGGCAGGATTAACGCCATTGGTACTGGGTCAATCCCAGCAGATGCGATCAAGTCAAGGAGCCTGAAACGTGGCGTAGCAGACGCAATTGATACTTTAGTAGTACGTCACGGCGGTGGAGGTGACCTTCAGGCCGGGGAAAGCCTACTGGGATTCAAGAGCTACGATCAGGGCCGCGAGAAATTTCAAGCTGAGACGCTGGACTTCGTATGGCTTGATGAGGAGCCAGACGAGGAGATCTACACCGAGAGCCTGACAAGGACAAACGCCACTGGTGGCATCGTCTACATGACGTTCACGCCACTCAAAGGCATGACAGGCACGGTTAAGCGGTTCTTGATCGACAAGTCACCCGGCAGCAGCATCACAACGATGACGATTGAAGACGCGAATCACTACACACCGGATCAGAGGATAGCGATTATCGCCAGCTATCCAGCCCACGAGCGCGAGGCAAGGACGAAAGGCATACCGACACTAGGTTCAGGCCGCATCTTCCCAGTCGAGGAAAGCCTGATTACTTGCCAAGCCATGCCAATCCCGGCGCACTGGGTGCAAATAGGCGGCATCGACTTCGGGTGGGATCACCCCAGCGCCGCTGTTAAGCTGGCTTGGGACAGGGATAGCGACACTATCTACGTCACCGCAGCACACAGGCAAAGGGAACAGACACCCGTTCTCTTCGCAGCCACCGTGAAACCTTGGGGCGCATGGCTGCCGTGGTCTTGGCCTCACGATGGATTGCAGCACGACAAAGGATCTGGCGAAACCTTGGCAAGCCAGTACAGGGCGCAGGGACTGAAAATGCTCAAGGACAAGGCGACCCACCCACCACCCCGGAACGAGAAAGAGGGAGGGGGCGGCAATGGTGTAGAAGCAGGCTTAATGGATCTCCTAGACCGAATGCAGACTGGCCGTTTCAAAGTGTTCGCTCACTTATCGGATTGGTTTGAAGAATTTAGGATGTATCATCGCAAGGATGGTAAGGTGGTTAAGTTGGACGATGACTTGATTAGTGCGACTCGGTATGGAATGATGATGAAGCGATTTGCTGTGACGAATACGCCTGCTAAGTTAAGGCGGCATGGATCTGTGTACACCACGCACGACCGAGGGATGGGAATGTAATGGGTGGGGGCTATAGAGCGCACCTGAAATTTTTTACGGAATTTGCGTAGAGAGAGTAAGATACGCTTGACAATCAACATTGGCTAGGATCGCTTCCGAAGCCCTGTTACCCCGACAGGTTGCCATGTTGTTCAATTCGGGGGTTCATTGGGGGATGAATCATGGGAATTTTCAGAAGGTTTTTTGCACCTAAAGTTTTGGTTAGTGATGGCATGTTGCCGCCGGAGCGTGAAGTCTTATCGGTAGTTGATGAGCCTAGTACGTGGGAGGCTAAAGTTGCCAAGGCAGAGTCTGAGTTGGCAGAGAAAACGCAGGGCAGGCTGGTTGCAGCGATTGGTGAGTTGAAGGTTCTTAACGCTGCGATACAAGATGCCAAGGCCGAGCGTGCCGACATAGCCAAGCACCGGGCTTTGAGTCTGATTGATTGGGATAGGCAGAAAGAAGCTGCGGATCAATCGTTGTCTGATGTAGAGGGCAGAATAGCTGAGGGCGGAGCGATTATTAACAACATGGCAAAGAAGATGCGGGACTTTAAGGTTGCTGCCGCCAAGGATTCTAATGGGCAGAAGTTTATTTCTGAGTTCAAGATGGCGCATGACAATCTTGGAGATGTGATTGAGGCGACGAAAATCTCTGATGCAAATTTAGCCGAGTCTCGCAAACGGCTACAGGTGATGAACGCCAAAGTCACCAATGCCAAGAAGTTCGTTAAGAAGTGGATTCTAGATGCGGACGCACAGGCCAATAAAATTGTTGCCGAAGCAGAGGCTATTGCAAAGACACGCGCCGAAGTATTAGCTGGGTATGTGCATGGAAGTCGCAGGCAGGAAAATTTGGAATACGAGGCGATCCATAAGCGGAATAAGGATCAAATCGAGCAAGACCATGCGATATTGAGAGGCTTGAATAAATCAAAAGCTGATGCAGGGGCCGCCGTTGTACGGATTGTCAAAAATGGGCAGAAATTGATTTCTGATGCGGAAAATCAAGCAATTCACATTGTTGCGAATGGGCATAAAGTGGTAAATGCAATAAGGGCTATACCCTAACCAATATCAACCAACAGGCCGTCCATTGAGACGGCTTTTTAATTTAAGGAATCGGAAATGACACAAGAAGTTTTTGAAGGCTCAGAACGTCTAAATATCACCGCGACGAGTACGGCGCTTAAAGCTGGTACGTTGCTAGGTGTTTTTGTCGCATCTGCATCTGGCACCCCGACACTGAAGTTTGCTGATGGTGATGGGACGATTGTTAATACTATGACCCCGGCGGCGGCTACGTTTTACCGTATTCCTTGTAGGTTTAAGGGTGGGCTGACTGTCACGGTTGGTGGGACGGTTGACGCGACCATTTTCTACAAGCTATAACTCATGCTCAAACTAGCCTCCCCAGTGCAAGAGTCGTCGGACGAGATGCGCATTGCTATTTTGGATTCTTTGGGATCTACTCTGGCCTCGAAGCGTTCTGACGCGGTGACTGCTCGTGCTCAGACTGGGATTGAGCTTGAGTGGACGCAGGATGAGGAGTTCTATCAGGGGTACGACGATGCCAACCGGCACGAGTTCGTCAAGACGGCTGCTAAACCGACGGCTGATGGCCAGATGCGCGAGACTGAGGCTTCGGCTGGATCGACGGTATTCCCGAACATTACTCAACCTTATGTAGATGCTGTATCTGCCCGTGTGGGGGATATGTTGCTCCCGACTGATGACCGGAATTATGCAATTGATCCTACTCCGATACCTGAGTTGGCGAACTATGAGCCTGAACCAGTGGTTCCGCCACCAGTAGTCCAGCAGGTGCAACCCGGCCCGCAGATGGCACCCGGTCAACCCGGTTCGCAAGAAGCTCCACAACCGGGTATGCTGGGTCAAGAGGCTCCTCCACAACCTATATCCGCTGCCGAGCAGGCAAAGTCTGACTACATCAAGATGAAGGCTGAAGCCCTCCGCAGGGCTGGATTAGCTGAGAATCAGATTGACGACTGGCTGCAAGAGGCCCAATACCATTCAAATATCCGCGCGGTGATCGACGATGCTGCGAAACTGGGTTCTGGGGTTATCAAAGGCCCAGTCCCTGTTAAGCGTAAATCGGCCATGTGGACGCAGAATGAACAAGGTTCTGGCCTAATGGTCATTGAAGAAATAAAACCCGCAAGTTTCAGGGTTGACCCGTGGAACTTGTTTCCTGATCCGGCCTGTGGAGAGTCGATTCACAATGGTTCTTACATTTTTGAACGTGATTACATGACGGCCAAGAAGCTTGAAGACCTTAAAGGTGTTCCGGGCTACATTGATTCACAGATTGACAAGAGTCTAAAAGAGGGGCCGGGTAATCGGAAAGAGGCCGACAGCCGGACAAACGCATCCACGAAGGAGCAGTTTGAGATTTGGTACGCCCACATCACGATCACTTCCGAGGAAATGGAAGCCTGCGGGTGCGAGGTAGGTAAGGACAAGAGAAGTTATCCAGCTTTGATGACAATTGTGAACAACAACGTCATCCGTGCTGCGTTGAATCCTTTGGACAGTGGCGAGTTCCCTTACGACGTGATCCCGTGGAAGAAGCGCCCCGGTATGCCGTGGGGCATGGGTCTTGCGAGACAATTGAGAACGCCACAACGAATTGTTGTAGCCGCGACTCGGAAACTTGCTGAAAATGCCGGTCTGGGTTCAGGGCCGATGTTTGTTGTCCGCAGGGGGGTTCAACCTGAAAACGGAATTTGGGAGATCCGCCCACTAAAGATTTGGATTGAAGAGGATGATTCAACTGGTGGCGGTGCTTCGCCGGTGAGTTCGATTGTCATTCCAATGATGCAGGTCGAGCTGACGAACATCATCCAGTTGGGTATGAAGATGGCCGAGGACGTTACTGGTATGCCCATGCTGATGCAAGGAAGCCAAGGAAGCGCCCCAGATACTGTTGGTGGAATGACCATCCTGAACAACAATGCCAATGCTGTTTTGCGAAGGATTGCCAGACTATTCGACTCCAGCATCACCGAACCCCACATCCGTAGGTACTACGCTTGGCTGATGGAATACGGCGAAGATGACGACATGAAGGGTGATTTCCAAGTTATTGCCCGTGGTTCTACCGCTTTGGTGGAGCGAGACATCCAGAGTCAAGAAATGGTCAGTGTGCTTCAATTGACACTGAACCCTTCTTTTGGAAAGAATCCAAAGAAAGCGATGGACGAATACCTAAAATCAAGAAGGTTCGATCCAGCCGCATTCGATTACACCGAAGAAGAGCAAAAAGTTCTCGATGAGCAGCAGGCTCCTCCGGCACCAGCTATTGAAGTGGCAAACATTCGAGCCAAGACAGAAGCTGATAAATTGACCACCATGACACAGCTACGCATGGAAGAGTTGAAGATCGACGATGCAAATGAAGATGCAGACCGTGAAGAACGACTCAGAATTGCAGACGGTGCGCAGCAGACTTCGTTGCAGAAAATGCAAGTCGATACCGATAGGGACACCGCGTTTGTGCAAGCACAGACCGAACAGAATCAATTGGGCCATCAAGCCAAGATGACTGAGTTGGAACTCAAGCGCGAACTCGCCTTGCTTGAATATGCAAACCGGCGCGAAATATCGCTTGAGGCCGTCAAATCGGACTTAGCTCAAACTTCAATGAAGCTGAACACTCAGAAAGAACTGGCTGCTATGGCGACTGGGACTTACAAACCACCGCAAGTTGTCAAACCAGCAATGGAGCCACGAGGCCGAGCACCTAACGGTCAGGCATTCCAAAAATGAAACTGAACACACACGAGGTTGGCTCGCCCTTGTGGCAAAAGCTGACCGACCATTATGAACCGCAACTGGCAAAACTAAGGGCCAGAGCAGAGAACCCAATTCTTACTGAAGCAGACCGTCTCCCTCTGCTTTGGCAAATATCGCACATCAAAAATCTGCTTGAACTGGGTGAACCAGACAAGAAGAAAGTGGCGCGCGAGGCTGCATAAGCCTCCCCCGTCGATGCCTGCCGCCTTCGGGTGGCTTTTTATGGAGAATTTAAATGTCAGAGATAGAACAGGTAGCCCAAACTGAAGCCGAGGAATTGGCTGAAGTGATGGCTGGGTACAACCAAACGCGCGGCGAACAGCCCCCCGTTGAAGAAGTGCAGGAACCATCGACGGAACAGGAAGACCCTGCCATCGAAGTGCTGCCTGAGATAACTGTGGCAACCTTAGCCGACGAGTTGCGAGACTTGAAAGCTAGGGTAGCAGCGAGTCAAAACGATCCGTCCGATGTACGAAAAATGCACGGCCAGATCGGCGACATCAACCGAACACTGCAAGCAATGCAGTCCCCTGCGCCCGCACCCGTCACAGACGAAGGTGATGCCGCACTGGACGAAGCAGCAAGCGAGTACCCGGAATTAGCAGGCCCAATGGTTAGGGAAATCAAAGCACTAAAAGCTCGACTGTTCCAACAGCCGGTTCAAGTGCAAGAAGATCCCGAAGCACGTAGGGCCACGCGACAAGCCGAGCGCCAGCAGGAACGACAGGAAGATGCGATTGAAGCGCTAAAAGACGAGCACCCTGACTTTATGACAGTTCGGGATACGCCTGAGTACAAGACTTGGCTATCCGGCAAACCGTCCGAGTTTCAAGAGAAGTTCACTTCGACTTGGAATCCCGCCGTAGTTGCCAGAGGACTGACAGATTTCAAGGCATCTCTAAAGGTACGAGAAGTGAAACAAAACCGACTCGCCGGTGCGATTACCCCGCAAGGTGTACCGCAGAAGGCTGGGTTATCCACGTTATCAGACGACGAAGCCCTATGGGCTGGCTATAACAAGGGCCACAAGCGTCTCAAGTAAAAAAGGTAAATTATCATGGCTGGAAATAACTATACAACGCCCGCTGGGCGTATCAACGAGGTCAAGGGCGAAATGCTCAAGATGACCGAACCCGTCGAAGTCTTGCAGCTTGGCTGCGAGATGAAGAAGATGCCCCGTAACAAAGGTGACAACATCACCTATCGTGGGACTATCCCAACCGGCGGATCTACTACCAGTGCAAAAACGATCAATCGTTGGTCTGTTACCGCTGCAAGCTACCAAGTCTCTGAGGGTGTCACTCCGCCTGCACAAGCAGTTGACTACCGTGATGTGGCTGTAACCATTGCCGAATACGCAGTGCTCTTCAGCTACACCAACAAAGTGGCCCTGCTGCATGAAGACGACATCCCTGCGGATCAGGTCAAGCAAACCGCTCAACTGATGGGTCTTGTGCGCGAGATGGTTCGATACGGCGTGATGAAAGCTGCTACCACTGTTCAATACAGTGGGGGTACGACTCGCGCTACTGTCGATGAGGCCATCACCTACAACGGACTTTCTCTGTTGTCGCGTACTCTGCTGGGTAATGGTGCCCACATGAAAACGTCTATCTTGGCCCCCGGCCCGGCATATGACACTTCAGCCATCGAGGCTGGTTTCATTGTGTTTTGTCATACCGATTGCGAGCACGATATTCGTCGCCTGCAAGACTTTGTGCCTACCGCAAAGTACGCCAATCGCTCTATCATCAACGAAAACGAACTCGGCTCTGTAGGCCGTTTCCGCTTCATCGTGTCGAAAGAGTTGTCTGCTTACGCTGACGCTGGCGCTTCTATCGGTACGACTGGTCTGTATTCGACTAGCGGAACCAGCCTAGACGTGTACCCGATGATCGTTTGCGGTGAAGATGCCGTGTTTGACATTGCACTGAATGCCAACTTTGAGCCGTTCCACCTGCCTGCTTCACAGCGGACTAAAGACGACCCTGTTGGTCAGCGTGGCTACGTCGGTGCTTCATTCTGGAGTGCTGCGGTTGTGGTGAACAACGGACACATGGGCGTTATCGAAGTGGGTATAACTTCTCTGTAACCAATAGCAGGTGACTTGTTCTAAGCCACCTGCAACCAAATCATTAAAGGAAAATTATCATGGAAAATCTTAAAAATCGTGCTCTCACGATTAACTTCGTCACTGCTGGGTTTGTTGCTGGGACTACCAGCACCTACACCACGACGGCAACGACCAGCGCCGCTATTGATGGCCGGTTTGCCACTGGTCTGACGGCACAAACCAACACTGCATCGCCTACGTTGGACGCTGTGACTGGTCTGGCATTCCCTAAGCTAACCGACAACCAGTGTACTGTGCTGGTGTGGGGTACGAACGCTGCTGGCGTTATCAAACTGGCGCAAGGCAGCATTGAAAACACCGAAGTTGGCGTCACTACCACGGCTGGTGCTTTCTTGAACCTGCCACAGTTCCCCATCTTGCCAGATGACTTCTGCCCGATGGCCTACAACTTGGTGCGTACTGCCCCAAGCGCTGCCGACTTCACAACCGGCACTTCCAGTTGGACGGCTACGGGCATTACTGCCTCGACGTTCCGTAACATCAGCACGCTTCCGCGTCGTCCACAGTCCTCGTAATTGAGGCACCATGAAATCCACCTTCGGGTGGTTTTCTACTTCCAAAAAATTCAAAATTAAAGGAAATTCATCATGCTTAATCGTAAATATACCAGCGTAAGGGTTGACCACAAACTCGATATGAGCACCGTTTCTACGGTGGAAGGGCCAATAACTCTTACTTCACCGACTGGTGCTGGACTTGGTTATGGTGCTGGCGCTGGCGGTGCTGTTACACAGGCCACTAACCGTGCCACCGGCGTTACTCTGAACAAACTGTCCGGGACTATCACGGGCAATGCGGCCTCACTAGCTGGCGTTACCATTGCAACTTTTACAGTGACTAACACAACCGTTGCTGTGACTGACGTAGTGATTGTGGCAAAAGTCTCCGGTGATGCAGACTCTATGTGCTGGGTATCCGCAGTGGCCGCTGGATCGTTCGACATCAGTGTTCGCAATAACCACGCATCTGTAGCCGATACGACTGCAATGGTTATAAACTTCGCCGTCATCAAAGCAGCAAAAACCTAAGCTGCAAACCCATACATCTCACGAGAGGTGTATCACTTTGTTGCTTCGCCGCCCATCCGGGATTTTTTTAACTCTAAAGGTAAACATTATTATGCCAAAAGGTATCCCACTTCAACGCAAAGCAAAAGACACTCCAGTTTTTGCAGCCGCCCCGCTTGCGTCTGACCACGAAATCGGGCAAATCCCAACCAGAAAGATCGACGACCTCGGAAACTTCGAGCCGTCTGTCATTGCACAGGTCAGTGGTCGTCCAGTTGATCCCGAAAAAATGGCTATGCTGGCCTTCATGGCCGAGATGGTGACGATTCGGGTTGCAACAACAACAGATCGCAATGCTGAGATGGTGTTTCCACTGAACATTAATGGTCAGCCTATGCTCTTTCGACGTGGCGAGACCAAGACACTTCCTCGGTATTTTGTGGATCGCTTGCTTCGGTTGAAAACCACCACGTATGGGCAGGAATTGGTGCTGAATAAGGAGGGTATCCAGTCTTATATTTATCCACCTTCTACCGGGCTTAAATACGATTTCGCAATTATCCGAGATGACAACCCACTCGGTAAATCGTGGGAACGTGCCGTCCTTGCTGAAGCGGGCTAATCAAAATGGCAATGACGTTCTTGGAAATTTGCAAACGGCTACGCCAAGAGGTTGCCGGTGCTGGCACTGGCCCCTCTACCGTCGTTGCGCAGACGGGGGAGCTAGGCCGCATCGTGGCTTGGGCTGCGACTGCGGACGAAGACGTGCAGCGCCTGCATAATGAATGGCGGTGGATGGTAGGGAGCTTCACAATCGACACCGTGATTGGCGACAACTCCTACCTTCCTGCTGACTGTATCGTCCCAATCACGAACCTGCGGGATTGGAGGCGGGAGACGCTCAAGAGCTACACGGGAACCGTCGCCAATGAGTCTAGGCTTCTTTTCATCGACTACCAAAACTGGTATGACACCTACGATGTTGGCATTCAAACCAATCAGCGCCCGATCAACTTCACGGTTGGTAACGATCAGAGTTTGAAGATTGGCCCTGCGCCAAACGACGTTTATCGGATCTCTGGTGAATATCAAAAGGCCGTCACGACGATGGCGCTCGACGCTGATGTACCGCAGTACCCCTCTGAATACCACATGCTGCCAGTCTATTTGGGCATGATGTCATACGGACGATATACAGGAGCAAACGAGGTTTATGTAGATGGTGAGAACCGCTACAAGCGGATGATTAAACAGATGGAGCGCACGCACATGCCGCGCTTCACCATCGCGGAACCATTGGTTTAATTATGAAGCCAGTGCCGATGCCTCAGACGCAGTTCAAGTTCTTCCCTTTCACGGGAGGACTGGATCTGGTAACTCCTCCGATTCAACTTTCCAGCGGCGCACTGCGTTCTGGATCGAACGTGGAGATTGGCATTAATGGTGGTTACGCGCGGATCGGCGGGTATGAGAGATTTTCCGGGCTGGCTAAACCGTCAGCGGCAGTTTACGCAATTCTGACTTGCACCATCACTGGGACAGTTGTTTTGGGCGATGTGTTGACTGACAACGCTGGAACGTCATACGGGACGGTGATTGCCCTGCCTTCTGGCCAAGCAGTTTTGACATTGATAACCGGAAATTTTTCCACCGGCAATATCAAGGTAGGTATTACCGTAGTTGGAACGTGTATAGGCGCACAAGAAAGTGGAGCGGCTGCGACACCAAAACTAAACGCAACCTACCGAAACCTCGCGGCGGACATATATAGAGCATTGATTGCAGTTGTGCCGGGGTCTGGAAATGTGCTGGGGGTACATCAGTTCAATAGTCTTGTCTATGCCTTTCGAAATAACGCTGGCGGTACAGCGGCCGTCATGCACAAAGAGTCAGCAACTGGCTGGACGGAAATAGCGCTAGGCCGTGAGATCGCATTCACCTCTGGTGGAACTTATGAAGTTCTTGTAGGGGACACCATCACCGGCGCAACATCGGCAGCTACAGCGGTCATCGTCAAGATAATTATTACCAGTGGGACGTGGGCCGCAGGCACAGCAGCGGGAAGATTTTTCTTTGCATCACAAACGGGAACCTTCCAAGCCGAGAATCTTGATGTTGGTGCAAACCTGAATGTGGCCACGATTGCCGGTAATAGCACTGCTATCACACTATCGCCCGGCGGCAAGTACGAGTTTGACAATTGGAATTTTGGTGGCGGAACCGGAACAACGAAAATGTACGGCGCAGACGGCGTGAACAAAGGTTTCGAGTTCGACGGAACAACTTTTGTAAAAATCAACACCGGCATGACAACGGACACACCAAAGTTTGTCAAGGTACACAAGAACCACCTGTTCTTTAGTTTTAATGGGTCTGCTCAACATTCTGGTGTCGGAGATCCTTACACATGGACTGTGGTTTCTGGAGCGGGTGAGCTTGCCTGCGGCGACACAATTACCGGCTTTCTTGGCGTAGCGGGATCAGAGGCAGGCGGCGCTATTGCGATCTATACAAAAAACAGAACCCTAATCCTTTATGGAAACGGGTCGTCTGACTGGAAGCTTGTCCCCCACAGTGAGGAATCTGGCGCACTGTCATACTCGATTCAGTTCATTACGCAAGGCATAGCGTTGGACACGCAGGGCATTACACTGCTTTCGGCAACACAGAGTTACGGCAACTTTCAAAATGCCGTCGTATCTGACAAGATAACGCCAAAGCTTAACCCGCTTATAAAAACAGCTTCTGCCAGTTGTATTGTTCGTAAAAAGAATCAATACCGTCTGTTTTTTAGCGGCGGCGAAGCTGTTTACATGGGCTTCAAGGATAAAAAGATCATAGGCATGACCACGGTTTTACTAACAAATCCCGTGGTTTGTATATCTTCATTGGAGGGTGTCAGTGAGCAGGAAGAAATTTACTTCGGATCAACAAATGGGTTTGTGTATCAAATGGACGTTGGCACATCTTTTGACGGTGTTGCGATTTCGTGGAGCGCAGAACTTGCCTTCAACCACTTTGGAGGCCCTAGACAATTGAAGAGCTTTCGCAAAGCCGTCATGGAAATGTCTGGGTCTAGCTACTGCGAGTTTAATTTTTCTTACGCACTGGGCTACGAGTCTGTTGAATACGACCCCACCGTCAACACCACCATCAAAGAATCATTGGCGGGAAATAAGTGGGACTCATTCACATGGGACAACTTCTTCTGGGATGGTAGGGCATTACTTCCGTCGGAAGCCGACATCACGGGAACAGCGGAAAATCTATCACTCATATTTAATGGTGACTCTGACGAATTCCTACCGTTTACTTTAAGCAGCGGTATTATTCATTTCACCCCACGACGCGCGATGCGTTAAGAAGGAACCGGCATGGCAGCTTCAGAATTCTATGACCACAATAATTACCCGATTCAAGGCTCGTCTGGTTCCTCGTCCGCCATGCGGGCAGAGCTTAAGGCCATCGAAGACGGACTCAGCGCAAAGATGCCTGACCTTGCCGGTAATGGGGGTGAGATTGTTGCCGTCAACGCTGGCGCAACGGCGCTAGAAGCCCTACCAACAACCGGTACTGGCTCAGGTGTTAGAGCCACCTCTCCGACGTTCCTAAGCGTACCCGCTGCCCCCACAGCAGCCGCCGCGACAAACACAACCCAACTCGCAACGACCGAACACGTCTTTGCCGAGCGCACCAACACCGCAACCCTGACTAACAAGACCCTCACCTCTCCAGTGGTGAATACGCCTACCGGCATTGTCAAAGGCGATGTGGGGCTTGGGAACGTGGACAACACCAGCAACGCCACCGAGCGCGCGGCTACCGCAACACTTACAAACAAAACAATCAACCTTACCAGCAACACTCTGGTCGCCACTTCTGCTCAGTTAATTGCTGCGGTGACGGACGAAACGGGTACGGGCGCTTTGGTGTTTGCAGGGTCTCCG